AGATTATATTGTGCTTGTAAGATAGCACCTTCACTAGAGAAACCAGCATCATCAATAGGTAAACCAATTAAACCCCTTGAAACTCTATGTGCTGATAATATTCTATCAATTGTTCTATCAGTTGTATCACTGAACAAGTTCACACCATCAGTATTAGATGCAATTGGTGTAAATTCAACTGGTTTATCATCATTGTTATTTCTGAATGTTACAATTATATTATTGGCATTTTCTGAACCAGTGAATGTTGCTTCAATATTTGATAATATCATTTGTCTTTCGTTGTCATCAGAAACTTGATTCATTGTTAAAATACCACTTGGGGTAAACATATTTGTTACAGCATTTAAATCATATTTTTGCATCTGTAAGTCAGTTCTGATAGCATCCAAAGCACTTATATAATGTGGAGCTGGATAAAATTCATCAAACAAATTATAGTTGGTATAAACCAATAAATATGGTTTTCCCAAAGAGATATTAATATCATCAGTATAATTTAAAACATCAATTTCTACTGGTTTATTTGCCACATAATTACTCCAATCTTTACATAAATATGCTTTTTTGATTTCGCCATTTTCATCTTTTTTTCCAAAGCGAACAGTTGAAAAAGGGGTATGGAAGAATGAATAGGTTTTATCATTTCTGTTTTTTATAATTTGTAAAGCATAACCACCAAATAATACTAAATCTTTGGATATTTTAGAAATTAAATTATCCCATGTTTCCAGATAATTTGGTACTAATTCATTTTCATCGTTTATTGACATTGTTTTATAATCCACACCTTCGCCCAATATAGCATTTGTTAAGAAATCCACACAAGCACTATGAATAACAGAGTTATGATAAAGGTTTAATAAATGAGTTGGATATAAGTTATCTTTTCCCCATGTTACCCAGTTATAAGGGTTTAAATCATTAATAATAGGAGAATTTTCAATTTGTTTATTTAAGTTTATAACCTTAAAATTATTTGTGTTCTTTGGTTTGTTTTTACTTCCGCTTAGTTCTGCTCATATTGTATTATTATTTTATTATATTTTATTTATAATAAACATAAAAAGGGGATATAAATGAATATATCCCCCTTAAATTGAAAATAATGTATTGATATTAAAAGTGCTTGTTATTGTTCAATACAATATGTATCATCCGTATCAACCCATCTAAACAAAGTTGTTGCTTCACAATCAGAACTATTTTCTTCTAAAAGCAATCCTTGTTTATATCCAGTTAATTTTTTATCATTGTTACATAACGGAGAATTATAAACTGCAATCTTTTGATACTTATTACCACCAATACATAAATATGTATCTGGGTCACTTGAATTATATGGTATTTCTTCAGTGCTTTTACAATTGATTGGAGCATCTTCACTTATACAATATGTATCATCCGTATCAACCCATCTATATATCGTTCCTATTGGATTATCTGGGTCTGTTACTTTACATTGGCTTGAATCTGGTGCCATTTGGTTTGTAACCCTTGTTTTTGTTGGGTATACTTTATAATAATTCGTTCCATCAGCAGATGCCCACAATTCTTCAATATAGTATGCTGTATCATCAACACATTCGGTAATTCCAGTATTGATACGGTATTCAGTATATGTTGTACTGTCTGTACAATCACTACCTTCTAATTCTAATTGTGTTTTAATAACAACTTCATCTTTAATATAGTTTACAATATTATATAATTTTTCTTCAACACATAAAGTACCAACTGTTTCTGTTGTGTCGTATTCCATACATATTGGTGACATTGTATCAATTAAGTTACCTTTAATGTTACCAACTTGTATTGTGATATTATCTGGCGTATATCCTATCAAACGTTCATATACATAATAATAATCATTACCAAAACATTCTGTATCACCATTATCAATTAATATTTCATATAATTTATCTTGGATTATAGTTACAGTTTCTTTTGAACCATCTTTATATGTTATTATAATTGTAAAACTTCTTGTATAAATAACAGATTCATTTGCTGGTACCAATACATCATAACCAATACCATTTTGATTAGGTATAATTGTTATAATATCACTTGACGATGTATAAGAAGAAATATTATAGAAACCTTGTAACGGTATAACTGTTACATTTTGTTGTTTTGCTGTAATATTAATTACTTGGTCACTATCTTCACCAAAAGGATTAACTTGACAAAAGATGTTTCTTGTAATACCATCAGAAGACAATACTGAAATGTTATATGTTCCTTCAGTTGCTTTATTCGTTACATACAACATATTATTACCAATATCAAATCTAACATCAACCAAATTTGTGTCATATTCAAAACCTAATACACAACTTGTAATAACAGCAAATGTTTTTGTTTCTCCAGATTTTGTAAATGTAATGCTACTTGGTAAACCATCAATCATACAACTTTTGGTACAATCATAGTTGGTATCATATAATTTAAATCCAAATGATGTATCATATTTTGTATAAACACCTACAATATTAAAACCACTAAAATCATCTTCAAAACCATTTAATACATAATAGTTATTTGTGTTCTTTTCCTTTAATAAGGTATAAGTATATACATCATCAACACATTCACCAAACATAACCTCATATTCTTTGCTTGGTCTTACAACCAACTCATAGTTATCAGAAGCAACTAATGAGAATGATGTATAAACGCTTGTAAGAGTTATTGTAATTGTGTTTAAGGCACTTTCTTCGCCACCACTATTAATTGTGTAGGATGGAAATAAACCTTGTCTAAAACCGCTTAAAATGAAGTTATCATTTGTGGTTTCAATAAGTGCTAAATATCTATTATTAAGATATTCTAAAAGGTTATAGTGAAAATAATATAAATACGAATTAAATGGTATTTGGAATGATAAGGTTTGTGTATAATTGTCACCGTTATATTCTTCAGTAAATACTAATGTTGTATCTAAAAAATCAATTGTTTTTAAATTTCCTTCACCCAATTCATTTAATGTAAAACCATTGCTTGTAACATCTACACTTGCTTTATTGTAGTCTATCATTTTTAGTGATTTAACCTTACCAAATGTATAAAAACAAGGTTTTTCCCTCATTACATAAGTATTGGTAAAAGCTTTGTTGTAATATATAGTAGGTATATTTTGCAATACCTTTAATGTTATTGTAACAACGTTTGCAATATCTGAATTATTGAAATTATAAGTATAAGTAATTTCAACTGGAAATTCTGCATTAATAATAAAGTTATCACCAACCTTATTTGATATACCAACCATCCATTTGTTTGAAAGCAAATCTTGTATTACGTTATAATGTGTCATTTGCTTTTTCTCACTTAATTGTATTGTTAAAGTGTTCTCAAAGGCAAATCTACTATTGTTGCTTGAAACAGAAGAATATGATATAGTATCACAATATAATAAATAACCAGCACCAACTAAATCTATTGATGTACCGTTTTCTGTATTTTTGTCTGTGTAGTAATCCAATATGGGAGCATTAAACTTATATAAATAAATAAAATTGGATAAATCACCAATATCATACCCACATGGAATATTATAATTGTTTACTGACATAATAAAATCTTATTTTAATATAAACATTGAATTAACATAAATTAACAATAATTCATTTTGTTTTTAATTTTAATATTGATATGTTTGCATTGTTAGTTAATATTGGATAATAAATCTTAAAAACTGTTTTAAATATGTATTATAACTATAATATTGAAAATTTATTAACTTTCTTAAAGATTAAAGAAGTTGAAAAAGAATTATTTCCACAACAATATGATTGTGCAAAGGAAATTGTTAGTAATTATTTGTTTGGTAAGCGTTACGGATTTTTAAAAGCAAAAACACAAAGTGGTAAAACAGGTGTATTTTGTGCGGTTGTTAATATTTTAAATTTCTACGCTACAATTAAAAAAAGTCTTAATATTGATATTATATATTATATTACTGGAGATAATCAAGATATTAAACCACAAGCAGAAAAAGATTATTTAATGTCTTGTATTCAAACATTATTTAAATATAATATTACTGTAAAATTTTTAAAGAATAGTGATATGAAAAAAGTATTTTATTCTCTTAAAAATTGCTTGATTGTAATTGATGAAAGTCATTATGGAACAATGAAACCAACTAATATAGTGAATAAGTTTCTAAAAAAAGGTGGTATAAATTATATGAAGAATGATGATAATATGGAAAAAAATAACGCATATATATTATCTGTTAGTGCAACACCTTGGAAAGAATTGGCTAACGATAAATATCATACTAAATTTATTGCTGAATTAGAAACAACTGAAGATTATAAAGGATTTGAAGAGTTTAATGAAAATAAACAAATATATACTTTATATAATAAATCAATATTGAAAGATGATACACTTTGTTATAATTACTTTACGGATGAAGTGTATAATTATTTAAAAGAATTGGAAGAAAAAACAAAACGTAAACATTTTGTGATTGTTAGAAACTTAGGTAATTTTGAATTAACAAAAGAAAACACTGGAAACAAATATCATATTATAACCGTTAAAGGTAAAAATAATCAAAAAGTAGATTATACTGAAATGTATGATGCAATAGAAGATATTTGTATTGAAAAAGAAGAATATCCAAATAAATATCTATTAATTGAAATTAAAGGTACTTTTAGAATGGGTAAACGTTTTAGAAATAAAGCAAAAGATTATTGTGGTGTTTGTGTTGATTATTCTGACAATATAAAAAATGTGGAGACTACAGAACAAGGTTTACTAGGTCGTTTTAGCGGTTATATTAATGGAAAAAAAAGAATTAAAGACGCTTGGAAAAATACAAGATTTTATATGTCAAAAATTCACTATGATATGATAAAACAATATATTGATAGAAGTGATTATTTGACACCTTATGATTACGAGAATGAAGAAGGTGGAAAACATTTTAGAAGAATTAGAAAAGTGTGGGGTGTTGGTGATTCATATGGTGTTAATAGTGAATTGTTAAGCTTGAATGAACCTTTGGAATTTAATGTTACTGAATATTTTAAAGATAAACAAGATTTATTAGATAAACTTCTAAAATATGAAGTTAAATTAAAAAGAGGTGAATTATATAATTTGGTTCAAGATATAATTAAAAGTGTTGATGAAATACCAAATAAATATTTTAGTTATATTAATTGTGGTTGTCGTAGAGTACCAAGCAAAAATAGTAAATTTGCTGAAATTAATTATGCCGATGGTGGTGCTAATTGGGAAGGTTTAAGAAACCCAGATAATTACCTTAAAAATGTAAAGAAAACCACTTTAATTATGAGTGATAAAAATAATATCATATTAAAAATACAAGAATCAATTATTGATAAATATACACCAGTAGATAATTTAGTTAACGGTGTTAAAGAAATTGAAACTTATACCACAATTGAACCAACATTTGATTTTGATTTAACTATCAATAAAGAAAAAATAGAGGTTGTAGCATAAAAAAGGGTAGTAAATAATTACTACCCTTTATTTTATTTATACTATTGTATATTCAATTGTTACTTGTCCTTCTAGTTCTTCTACAGCTAAACTATTAAACCACCAATTATAAGTTTCTTGACTACAATTACCTAAAATTAATCTATTTAATGATGTACAACCTCTAAAATTTCTTGTAATTGAATCTGGTGTATCAAAATTAGATGTGTTCCAACCAGAAACATTTAAAGTTTTTAAATTACTGCACCCATCAAATAAATATGTTGGTGATTGTGCATTACTTACATCCCAACCACTTAAATCTAATGTTTCTAAACTTGAACAATTTTGAAATACATTAGAAACAAATCTTAATTCATCAAATCTCCATGAAGATAAATCCAATGATGTTAACCCACTACAATTTTGAAACACACTAGTTAGATATGTTACTTTATTAACATTCCAACCACCAATATTTAATGATGTCAAATTTCTACAATTCGGGAATATATAATTTAATGTATCAAGATTAGATGTGTTCCAATTTTCAAGTCCTTTAATTTCAGTTAAATTCATACAACCAGAAAATATATAATCAATTGTAGTTGTTTTATCAATAACCATAGAACTTACATCCAATGATGTTAACCCACTACAATTAGTAAACATACTTTCCATTCTTACAACATTTGATGTGTCTGGAATACTTAATATTTTTGTTAACCCACTACAATTTCTAAACATTTGGTATGTACTAGTTAAAGTTTCAATACCTAAATTTGAAATCATTGTTTTATATGGACTTGTGGTTGCTGTATAATTATTTACACCATTTAATTTAAATGTTAATGAATTACCACTAAATTCAAATCCTAAATCAAAATCACTCTGTAATTGATATACTAATTGTGTTCCTTTATATCTCTTAATTATTTTTTTGTCACCGTTTATATAAGGCAACAACTTTTTTATCTCCTTTATATATTGCCATATTTCAACGTTTTTTAACCTTCTATTATATTATATGTACAATTTGAATCATATGTACCCAAAGCATCATATTCAGATTGTGTTCCAGTCCATTCATTAACTTTAATACCACATCTAAAATTACCATTTACAGTACCACCAGCATTCTCTAATACAATACTACCATCAATAGGTTTTAAACCATAGAATGATGTACCACTAATATTAACATCATAAGAACCATCATAAAAATTTGTATAAAATGAAACAATTCCAGTTTTTTGTGTCCAATCTTCTATTGTTTGTCCAATGTTGATTGCAGTTACACCACCTGAACCACCTTCAATAGTGATATTACCTTCAACACCTAATATTTGTTGTCCATTTATTGTTGGAAAATATATTTCACTTGGAACATTACCATTTTCTTGTATTGCTACAATTCTATCACCTCCCATTACAGTAACATTTGTAATGAATTTAGATGTATCAATATCACCACCACCTTCAATAGTTATATCACCACTACCAATTAATGATTCACCATTGATTGATTTTATATTTACATCACCTTGAAAACCATTGATACTGTTAACTCCAGCAGATGCAGAACCACCATTTGAATTTATTACATTATCAATCAATTCAATTATTGTATCTCTTGTAACTTTAACATCATTAACATGAATCTCATCTATCAATGCTGTAAACATTATTGAATCATCATATACTGATTTGAATACAATGAAATCAGTTTCATCTTCCAAAATATAATATATTGAATCTAAAGGAACTGATAACTCACCATCAGACCAAGGAAATTGAGAATTATCAAATGATGTTACTAATACACTATCACCACTTCTTGTTATATTAACCATATTTGTTTTTTTTTTAATCAATTATATTATAAATTAATTTATGTGAACTAAGACCACTTTGAACACATATTTTGTTAAAATCGTTGAGATTAGTTTGTGTAATATCACCTAATATTATTGTAATTGTTGGGTTGACACCTCTTAACATATTCCAATACCTATTTTGGTTTAAATATAAATAACTAAAATCCCAACCACTTAAATTTAATGTTTGTAAACCACTACAATTACAGAACATATATTGCACATTACTAACATCCCATCCACTTAAATCTAAAGAGGTTAAACCACTACAATTATAAAACATATAACTCATTGATGTTACATTAGATGTATTAAAATTTTCAATCCCTTTAATTTCTTTTAGTGAATAATTGTCTCTAAACAAGTTTTGCATATTTGTAACATTACTAACATCCCATCCACTTACATCAATACTTTCTAATTTATTTGCATATGCTAACATCCCACTCATATCAGTGCAAGATGAAGTGTTCAATGTTTTTGCAATATCAAATGATTTTATATTGTTTAAATTAATAAAAGCGTCATGCATATTACTAACATTGGATGTATCTGGAAAACTTTTAATTTCAACAACATATTGACCACATTTATCAAACATTGATTCCATATCTGATAAATCGTTTCTTTTAATTATTAAATTGGTGTTATTAATCTTTACCACATCGTCATTAAATAACAAATATCTATAAATTGGTTCAATGTTGAAAACAATTGTATCATCTTCACCGAATTGTTCTACCCCAACATTAATTATACCATTAAATGCGGATTGTAATTTAGATATGGTATATTCATCTGTTCCAGCATAATTTATAATTTTACCATTAAATTCTAACATAACATCAGATACAGATTCATTTATAATAAATTGTTTACCTAAATTAAGCTCAATTACATTTTCACACTCAACTCTTAAATCAATAAAATCAGTTGATATTGGTTTGTAATTAAACGAAATTGATGTGCATGAACATTCGAAACGATTCATTATTTGGTATCTTAAATTAAGATTATCATAAACACCATCACCATCAAAATCATAATATTCACCAATTTCTGAAATAGGAAAACTATGCACACCTTTATTAAGTGTATATTCAGTGTCTTTAATCATAATTTGCATTGGTATAACTTCAGTATTTATAACATCACTAGAAAATATTACTTGAAGACCAGTTTGTAAAGGTTCATCAGAATTGATAACATTTATAACTTCTGTGTTTGTGCTATAAACATATAGAGTATCATCCAAATTACTATAAAGTATTTTTCCATTAACTTGTAATGATTTATCTTGTCCTATAATTTTAAGTCTATTTTTTGGATATACTGTTTTTCTTTTCTTTTTCTTATCATCCAAAATAACAGAATTTCCTTTTTTATCTAATACAATCATATCTTATAATATTTATTATAAACATTAAATCATAAATAAAAAAAGGGATATGCGATAATTTAAAATCACATATCCCAAAACATTAATTTATACTATTATGGTAAATTCTCTAAGAATTAAGCACCTGGATTAATAACAGCATCCACATCAGCAATAGGGAATGCACTGTTAGTTAAGTCAGCAGACATTTCAACAGAAATACCACTTGCTTCAGTAGCAGAAGCAGCACCACTGTTAGTTACAACAGTTGCTTCAAGACCAGCATTTTTAGTACCTAACAATACACCTTCACCACTTGCAAATACAGCGATTGCTAAATAAGAACCTAATGATAAGTTATCCAAAGCATCTTTCAAATCAGTAGAATAAACACCAGCTACAGAGAAAGATAAAGTATGAGTTCTATATTTATTACCGCTATCAGTTACATTCAATACATCAGTGAAAGAAGCTGTATTTTTTGCTGGTTCAATTTTATACCATTTTGTTTCACCACTAAGAGTAACAGCACCAGTTTCAATATCAAAAGCAGTTACATCAGCAGTGTTAGCCAAATATATAGTTTGAACAGATTGAAGTACATAACCACAACTGTTTTCTCTCAATAAATCATTTGCTAATTTACATGTTAAAGCCATATTATATATTGTATTTATATTTTATTATTATTAAGGACGAGCAATAACAATTGTTGATGGATAAACAATACCCACTGCAATGTTAGTTAAAACACCAACTCTAAATTGGTTTTCCATAGTAGTTTCTCTCATATCAATGATTTTGTATTCAACGTTGCTTGATTCAACATCATAACCCAAAACCAAATTCAAAGGATGAGAAGCTAATACAGCGTTCTTTTCAATTCTACAAGGTACAATTTCATAGCCATAAGCATAAACTTTGTCACCTTGTTTAGAGAAATTAGCCCAAATTTGGATGCTTGTAGGAGATTCATTACCCAAAGCAGTTAACAATTTTCTGTAGTCCATATAGTTAACGAAGATTTTAAAACCATCAACGTTAATATCTTCCAAACCATTAATAGCTTCAGCAACTTCACCAATAACACCCATGATGTTTGCAGTAGTCAATACAGCACCAGTTACTTTTACAGAATTATCAGCTTCAACAGCTTTCTTAACAATACCATCACCAAGTTTCAAATATTGTTTTGTAGAACCAGTGTAAGCAGTATCACCATTCCAGAAAATTTCTTCATATTCTTTTCTCAATTCTTTTTGAAGAACATTGTCGAAGAACCATTCATAGAAAGTTCTTGGAATACCACCATTCAATGTGATTTCAGTTTGTTCAGTTAAGAATGTGTCCCAGAAAGCGTCATAACATTCGCTCAAATTAACTTTAATTGCAACTGGTTCAATCCAACTTTCTTCCAATGCAACATTACCATTTGGAGTAAAATCACAGCTATAAGCTTGGTATAATTCAGAAACTTCACCAGACATCAATTGTTTCTTTCCTTTAACACCACTCATATATCTGATACCATAACCTCTCAAATCAGATTCAAATAAATCTTTGACGAAAATCTCTTTCGCCATATCCCCACAATATGTAAGGTTGTCTAAATTAACTAAATTAGCCATATTTGTATTTTATTTTTTTTTAACTTATTGTATTTTGTTTTTAAATATATTTTAGATATTTTTGAATTAATCGTTGATATTAACGAGAAACTTTAAAATATGTATTTATGGAAATATTTAAAAACTTAGATTTTGTAGGGTTTCCGAATTATGCTGTAAGCACTGAACGGTAATATTATTAATGTTAATAGAAATACTTTGGTTAAACAACAAATTCAAAATGAATATTTGTATGTAACTTTGTATTTCAATAAAATTAAAAAAACTTTAAGAGTTCATCGTTTAGTTGCTTTAGCATTTATAGCAAACCCAAATAATTTACCTTATATCAACCACAAAGATGAAAATAAGTTAAATAACAACGTTGAAAATCTTGAATGGTGTGATAGTCTATATAATAATACTTATGGTGATAGACTAAATAAAATAAGGGAAAAGAATTTAAATAACCCTTCTTTTTCAATACCAATAAAACAAATAGATTTAACAACAAATGATGTTATTAACATTTTTCCAAGCATACATGAAGCAATGAGATTTTTAATTGAACGAAATGAAAATCTATCACCTTTAGCAATATGCGTCAATATTTGTAGATGTTGTAAAGGTAAAAGAAATAGTGCTTATGGATTTAGGTGGGAGTATGTTTAATACTTCCACTTCATAATATCTAAAATGCCAACTTTACTTTGTTTTGATGCTTCAACTCTTACTGGTTCAGCACTTGGTTGTTTGCTCAATTTTTCAATGTTCTTAGACATTTCTTCAATCATTGCATCCTTCTTATTTATTTCTTCTTTTAAAGTATCAATAACCGCTTCCAATTCTTTGATTTTAACTTCTTCAGTTGGTGCTTGTTCGTTCACTTCTTCGATAACATCTTTAGCGATTTCATCAATCATTGGAGCAACTTCATCAACTGGAGCTTCAGCAACTTCTTCAGCC